GTTCTGATTAAAGCAGAGAATTTCCTGGTTGCCGGCGACCGAGTTCCAGCGGGCCCAAAAGTCGATCGTAAAGTCGGCCGTCAGATCGAGTGCGGTCGACGACACCATCGATACTGCGTCGCCAGAGCCGTCGAGAAACAGCGCACTGCCGCCGTACTTGAACTGTGCAGTGCTGATCTGCGCGTTGCCAAGCGCCGTCATTGCCGGACCTGAGGCGGCGGAATTGGCAAAGGCGGTGGCGCCGTTTGCGCCTTCGAAGTGGGCCAGCAACACAACCGAGGCATCGTTGCCGCCGTTGGGCGGTGCCAATGCCTGCATTTGCGCGAGGGTGAGGACGCCGCTCATGACAGGTTGACCCCGCTGATGACCCACGTCGTCGCGGCTACCTTCCGGGCGACGGCCATGCCGTTAGCGGCAAGCGCGCGGGAGCCCGTGGCGCCGGAACCTAGCCAGATGAGCGTGTCCGTCGTGATGGCTATCGTCAGAATGTTGATCATGTTCGTGAAACAGAAGCACGTGCCGATAGCTAACGGGACCGATGCGTTGGACGGGATTGTATATGTGCGCGCATTGTTGTCGGTCGACGGGTGAAAAATGTCGAAGCCGCTATCCGTGGCCACGATCGTGTAGGCTGCGCTCTGACTGTTCTGACGGATGAGCGCAGACAACTGCGGATCGTCGTGCAGCTTTGTCTCCACGCCGTTCGACCCGAGCCGATAAATCGACATGTCGGCTTTTTCGTAGAGCTTGCCGTTGCCGGCGGTCGGCGTTGCCGGCGTCGTGGTTTCCTGCAGGCTGAGCACGCCGCCGATGACGCCGGCGCCGTCGAGACCGTTCGTACCGTCCTGTGCGAGCAGAAACCAGTAGTCCGCCCAATCAGCAGTGACCCCGGGTTGGATCGCTATCGATTCCGCGATCGCCAGATACGTTTTCGTGCCATTACGGACGATGTTGTTGATGTAGAACTGGGTGACGTTGTCCCAGTTGCCGCGTACCACCAGCGGCGGCGAGTCCGTACCGGCAGCGGTGCCCAGCGCCACGTGCGGAAACACGAGGGACGATGTGCCCCAGTGCACGGTGATCTGGTAGAGGCCGCCGGCGACGTAAAAGAACGGATCGACGTTGGCTGGCGGCGTGAAGGGATTGGACAACGGCGTTGCGCCGTCGATGTCGGCCTTCAGGACAGCTAGAGGTGTGCCAACCGCATGGCGACGCACCGTGATCTCCGGTCGATCGAGACGGTTACCCGCGCCATCAGTGATCGTCCGTTCCCAACGAGATAGCATAACCATGGCGTTCCCTCAGTTGACCTCAGGACCGGCACGCGTGCCGGCGTTGATTGCGAAGGTGCAGTAGGAAATTCCGTCGATGGCACGACCTGCGGCGCCGCCGGCGCCTAAGCCGTTGGTGGGAAGCACACCTGCCCGGCCGCCCGAAGCGCCCGCCGCGCCGGGGGCTCCGCCAGCGCCGCCGGGGCCGCCAGCCGTGCCCCACACGTTGCCCCCGATCTCTCCGCGCCCCGCGCCGCCGCCAGCGCCGCCAGCGCTCAGTGTTCCAGGGCTTCCGAACGAAGCAGGGACAAAACCCCAGCCACGGAAGCCACCCGCGCCCACGACAGCGCCAGCGCCACCGCCACCGCCGCCGCCCGGGGCGTAGTAGTGCTGGGAGCCATAGACGCCGTGGTACGCGCCGCCGCCGCCGCCGCCACCACCGCCGCCCATGATTTCGGCACCGGCATAGAGTTCGATGGTGATTGGATGGCGCACATAAAGCGCGGTCCCGCCAGCCTCGCCGGAAGTGTAATTCGCTGTGTTGGCATCGGCTCCGCGACCAGCATCGCCGCCCTTGCCACGTAGGCGGCCTTGGGCGCGCAGCTTGATTTGAAAGCCTGCCGGCCAGTCGACGCCGGTGGTCCCCATGTGCATGGCGATACCGGCCGCCGTCGCGGCGTTCGAGCCGACAGTCGCACTGGTTTCGATGATGACGAGAAGATTGACGCCGTCGATAACGTCCTGCGCCGTCAGCGCGGGATAAGCCGCATTGTGCAACGCCGGAATGTTGAGGTTCTTCTCATTCGTCTTGATCAATAGAACGCGGTTCTTGCTGTCTGCCGGGTTGAACGCCGGCGCGAGCATCTCCTCCGCTTCCACTTCGATCCTCCGCCCCGTCGGGTTGACGCGGACGATCATGACTGGCGTGTCGGTTCCAGCGCCGGTGGTCAGCTGAGTAATCGGGGGCCAAGTGAGCCGCGCATCCTGACCCAGTTCCGGCATGATTGGCCCGCGTCTCGAAAGCGAAAACGAGAACACACGCGGGGGGACGACGTTGCGCCCCAGGAGCACGTCAGACGGCCGCTTTGCTGTTGCTGCGGCAAACGCCGGCAAGAACGTGCCGTTGACCTCACGGATCGCCGGGCTCGTCCAATAAAGGTCCGACGTCGCGTCGACGCCCTTCAGGACCGAGCGGTAGCTTAACCGGTCGTCGCCTCGCAGAAGGGGGTTGCGCAGGCCATAACGGACGTGCACCTGCGAGATGCGAGCATCGGGCTGCGCGCGAACCTTGAGGCTGTTCTCGATAATGTTGTCGGGCGACAACTGAACCGCGGTGCCGGAGACGCCACGCAGCACCTGCATCCTGATCTTCCGGGCCTGCGAGTCGGGGTAAACCGCGAGCTGGGCCTGCTCAATGAGATCTGCGGCAATCTTCGAAGATGCTGTCGGTTCGGCTACGTCGCGTGTGTAGGTGAGCTGAAGGAACGTGTTCTCTTCGGCCTGCCATTCTGACACCGGTATCCAAGAGGAATCGATCCCGCAATCGTCCTGGAATAAGTTGCGGAAAACCTCGCTGGGCTTTGCCGCGACCCAGCTACGCATCAGCTGAACGCGGTCCTCCGCGCTATGCGCCGACGCTGGCGTTCCCTTCGCGCCCCGGGTGATCGTGAGATTGTCGCCAGTGCGCGTGAACGCGCAGGTTTCGTTGCCGCCGATCGTCACATGACCTGAAGCCGGATACTCGCCGCCGATGCCCGATGGAGCCAACACAGCCGTCGTCTGGCTGCTGTTTATGTCGGCAGCCAGATAGCCGTTCGACAGCGGCGGCGTCAGGGACTTGTCGCCATCCGCGAGCTTCAGGATGTCTTTCGCGACGACGGTGCAGGTGTCTCCCGGCGAAGGGCCGTCGATGCCGTCAATAACCAGGTGATAGGTCACCATTTCCGCGAGCGTCTGCCCGAGGAAGCCCGTGATCAGGCGGATAGCTGCACCCTGCTTGAAGAGCCGCCGAGCGATGGCCTTGCCCCAGTACGTGCCTTGTTCGAACGCATCGTAAGGGCGTTGGGCGACGTACTTGTCGTAACCGGGTCCAGCATCGCCCCATGGATGATCTTTGAAGACCACCTTTGCACTGGAGCGCTGGCCGAGATCCTTTCCGAGCGAAATCCGGCCCGGAGTGAATTCCACGCTCAGAATCGACGGTATCGCCGGAATGTCGACCGGCAGGTAAGCGGCGTCGACCGCGAACCGGAGCGTCACCGGTACGGGGCTGAAGTGGTCCGGGTCCTGACACGTGAAGCGGGTGTTGAAGCATTTGATCGGCCCGGTGACGCCGAGCGCCGCGACGCAAGGCGCCGTGCCATAGATCAGCGAGCACGGCGAGACGTCGATCTCGCAGTACGTCAGCACTCTTTCGTCGGTCATGCCGCGATGCCCCGCATGGGCAAATCGATCTGCATGTGACCGCTGGACGTGTGGATCACGGGCTCGACGACGCTGCCCTTGCGGATCCAGCAAAAGCCGACCTCAAGCGGATAGTGCAGCGGGTCCCACGCCCAAAAGAACGGGCGGCGCATCGCAGCCGCCACGAACTTGTCCATGTGCTGGCGATACCAATCTCCATCCATGTACGAGATGCGCGGCGTCGTCTGCCGTGTCTCGCCGTAGACGGGACGTCCGAGGAAGTTGCCGGACTCGCTGACGTCTTCCTCGTCATCGATACGGCGGCCGTACGTGATCGGCGTGTAACCGATCTCGATGTTCGGCGGCAGCAGCAGGCTTTGGCCGGCATATAGTACCGCTGCCGCCGCCGGCGCATCGCCGGGCTGCAGCCTGATCCGGGTCGGAGCACCAGCGTCCGACCGAAACCTGATGATCAACGGTGCGTCGGTGGCTGCTAATGCGGGGCTGGCGATCTCTTGCCAAACATCGTCGATTAGCCGCTCGACCGAAAACGGGATGTGCGCGGACCCGAAGTTGTGTCGCGCGATGCCGACGTAGTCGATGTGCTGCATGCCGGTGGGCGTCACCGTCAAATATTGTTCGGCAGTGCTCGCCGCCTTCCACAGCTCGGCAGTCGACGGATTCGCGAGGTTCGACGATGGGAACGATGCATCCTGACTGGTGGCTTCGAGCGTCGCCGCAGTCACGACGTTGCGCCAACCGACCATCGGGCTCCATGCGGGGAGATCGAACGACGGCGAGATGACAAGTGAAGGGCTGATTACAATCGGCATCGTTACCACCCCGTCCCCTGCTTCACTGTGATAGGTCCGCCGTCGCCCCCGAGATCGTTCAGCTGGCGCGCGAGCTCCTCGAGTTCCCGGTATGAAACCTTGTCGCCCTGAATGATGATCGTGGTCCCCTGCCCGACAACTTTGTCGTTCGACGATCCAGTTTGAAGGCTCGACGAACTGCCCCCGCTGCTGCTGCTCGAGCTAGCGGTCGCGCCGCCCGACGAGCCTCCCCCTTTGAGCACCGATGCGATTTCCAATCCGCCGGTGGCTGCCACGATGGCGAGCTGGGCAGCGCCCAGCGCCCACATCGACGATGCAGCACCGGCAGCGGCGACAGGGCCGAAGATCGCACTGGCCGCCGCGGCGGCCATGGCAGCGCGCGCCGTGTCCTGAATGATCATTGCCGCGGCAAGCGCCTTGTTCAGCACAATGGCAGCGATCGCAGCGGTCTTGTTCTGCTGGCCGAGGCGCTGCAGGAGATCGACCGACATCTCGACCGTCTTGCGTCGCATGTCGGTTTCCGTTTGCGTAGCCGACCGGATGCCGTCGAGCCGCTCAAGCTCGTATTGTGCCTTCATCGCCTGATAGGCTCGGAAGTTCTCGGCGTCCTCTCCGTACAGCTCCTTGAGCCGGCCGATCTGTTCTGCGAAGACCTCGTCCGGCGTCATGAGCGTGCGCTCGATCTTCTGGCGCTCAAGCTCGGACGTCACCAAGCCCATCGCTTCAGCCAACTGCCGATGACTGTCGATGAGCGCCGGCGTTATCGCCATGCCGGCTTCCTTGGCGGCGTTCAGCAACTCCATCTGTAGTCGAAGCTTGGCCGCCGCCGTCTCACTCAGGCCGTAGGTGGCGGCGTCGATTTTCATCGCCGCTACGTGCCGCTCGATCGACTTCACCCGCTTATCGTAGGCCGTGACGTCGGCGTTCGCGTTCGGGTCCGCCTTGCCAGGTCCAGGCACGTCGAGGATGTGAGCATCCTTCGGCAGGTTAGCGGCGAAGTTGAACCGGCTGACGTCGATCGAATTCCATGCGTCGCGCGTGCGCTCGACCGAGCCGGCGACTCCGTCCCAAGCTTTGCGTGCGGTTTCGACCGCCTCCGACCAGCGGCCGGATACAAGACTCCACATCGCCGAGGCCAGCGAACCCACGACGCCGACCACAGCGAAGAATGTCTCCTTCACAGTGACCCAGGTGGCATCGAGCACCTTGCCAACACCGACCGTCGAATTGCCGATTTGAACGCTGGCGTCCTGGAACTGGTAGAGCGCAGCAACCACAGTGCCGATGACGACGGCAAGGATGCCAATCGGGTTGGTCATGGCAGCGACGGTCAACGCGCGGAACGCGTTAACGGCGCCGACCGAAATCGCGAGCGCCAAAGCGCGGATTGACGAAACGATAGTGCCGCCGAAGGCGAGCGTCATAGCCGTGCCGGCCACGACCGCGGCGCGCGCCATGACGTTCAGGCTATCAGCTATCCCGATGATACCGGCCGCGACGCGCTCGGATAGCTTGTTGTTCTGGTCGTAGACGCCGACGAGTTGCATCGCCGAGTTTCGGAGGATGGTGAAAGCGTCGCCGATAGTGGCCGGCATGCGGTCCGCTTCGCCGCGCAGCTGCTCCATACGTGACGTCAACGCCGTGTAGATGACGTCACCCGTGATCTTGCCCTGCTCACCCAGCCGCCGCAGCTGATTGACGCCGACGCCGAGTTGCTCCGCGATGACCTCGGAGACCCGGCCACCGGTCTGGATGACCGTGTTGAGTTCCTGCCCGCGTAGCGCACCGAGCGCCATCGCTCGGCCTAACGCTTCCTGCACCATGGCAGCGCGTTCAGCCTTCGCCCCGGACACGACGAGCGCATTGTTCAGCGCTTCGGTGAAGTCCAGCTGCTGCGACGTCGACTTGCCGAGCTCGCGCAGTGTCGTCGCGTTGCGAAGATAGCTCTCCGCCGTGTTTTCGAGCGAGGAGTACGTGCGCCGCGCCACGGTCGCTAGTCGGTCCAGCACCACGCCGCTGGCGTCCATATTGCCAATCGCCAAGCCGACGCGCGCATTGAGGTCGGACCAGCTATCTGCGAACTCGAGGACGAACCGCTTTGCAGCGAGCACAGCCGCGCCGAGCGTCACCGAAATGGCGACGGCCGCGAGGCTCGTCTCGTCGATCAAGCTGCCCAGCGACCTGAAGCGGGATGCGACGCCCCCCAACGGGCCGTCGATCGCAGCGATTGCCGAGGCCATGCGGCGCAGGTTGTCGGCCGCATCCTTGTTCGAACCGGACACGCCGGCAGCAGCATCCTCGGCCTTCTTCGCAGCGGCCGTCAGCCTATCCAGCTGTGGAATAGCGGTTGCGATGGGACCGGAATCAATCGCGAATCCCAGAGCGGCGACATCTGTCACTGGTGTTCCTCGATTTCATTTCACGCGCAGGTGCGCGCAGCCGCCGTTTTTCGACGTCTTTTCAATGAGGCCGCGATGAGCCGGATACTTGTGTTGTTGGCCGTTATTGGCCTGGGTGGTTGCGCCAGTTCGTTCGGTGCGGGACTAGCCGGCGGGCCGGCAGGCCTCGTCGACTACCAGACCGGCGTGCTTCAGATGCGCCAGAACCCCGATGGTCAGCGCGGCTTCGCCTTCGCGATTTCCGACAACGCGTTTCAGGACACGGGGACGAAACCGACGCCGGAAGACCGCCGGCTCAATGCCCTCGCCAATGAGATTGGGCAGAAGTCAGCCTGCCCCGGCGCGTACAAGATCACGTCGCGGAACGCGATTCCGAACATGATCCTCTATGAGGGCGTCTGCCTCTAACGGCGCGGCCTGATGACCCGTTGTTCCGGCTTCTGCCCTTGACCCTGGCCCTGCTCCCCTGGTGCAGGTTTCCTTGGCCGCTTCTTCTCGACGATGTCGAGGTAGATGCTATCCAACTCCTCCAGCAGCCGAAGCTCCCATGGCGTTAGCCGCAGGCGCGTGAGCCGGTTGAAGGCGTCGAAGTCGAGCCATGAAATGGGCTCGGGTCCGTGCTCACCTGCCGCCTTTCGAGCCCTGATGCGCAGGAAGCTGCTCCAAATGTACTCGAGCGCGGGCGGCAATGGAGGCTGCTTCAGCTCTTCGGCAAGTGCCTGGGCGCGCAGCCAATCACCCTTACGCTCGGCACGTTCGAGGAAGGACTCGAGGCGGTCACGAGGTGACCGCCCCTCTTCATGCAAGCTCAGTTCGAATTCGCGCTCGGCGAACGTCTTCAGTTCGTCGCCGAGCGCTTTGTAAAAGCGTTTTCGTCACCCAGAAATTCGAGCGCCTGGATGAGCAATGACGCCTTGCGACGGTCGGTGAGGAGTTTCTTCGCGTTCTCTACAGAGAACGGGAAGTCCTCCCCGTTGAAGGTCACTGCCGACCAGCCCAAAAGTCGTTCGACGACGAACATCGCATTGCGATCGCGGACTTCGTCCGGGTTCTCGTCCGGCGCCTTCCACTTCTTGCCGTTGACGCGGGCTTGCTCCTGCTGCTTCTCGATCGACAGTCGCTCGCGGCTGATGCGGTTCGACTGGTCGATGGTCTTCGGATGAGCCGGTCCGGCGAACCGCCACACCCAATCCGTAGCCCGCCCGCCCGCCATGACGGTCATCTCGGATTCGTCGACGGCGTCGAGATCGGACAGGTCGAAGCCGCGCGATTCCTCGGCGGCTTGATGCTCTTTAGACATTCAATTCTCCTGCGCGCTGTGTGGTCGGTAGTGCCGATTAAGCCGGGATGTTGACCGTCGGCGCCGAGGTTGCCGTAGCGTTGCCAGCGCCATTCGTGCCCGTGACGGCCACGGTGATCGCCTTGCCGGCGTTGCCGCCGACCACCGTGTAGGTGCGGCCGGTCGCGCCGCCGATGTTCGTGCCGTCGGCCTTCCACTGGAATGTAAAGGTCGGTTCCCCGGTCCACTTGCCCTCGAAGGCTGTGAGCACCTGCCCGGAAGCTGCGATGCCGGAGATGGCCGGCAGCAGCGTGTTGGTCGGCGCGACGGATGCCTCCGATTCCACGTCATAGATGCCCGTGTTGATCGCCACGTTGAACGTCCGGCGCGTGACGTTGCTCACGTTGCCGAGGTTCGTCGGCTTCGACATCACGAGGCCGGCGTAATACTCGACGGAGTCCGTGTGGCTCGCGTCGACCTTGTCGGAATAGACCGTCTTGAACGCGCGGTTGAAGTCCGTCGCCTCTGCAGCGACGAGTTCCTGTTGCCCGTCGTCGAGCGGATCTCGACCAACCACCAGCGCCTGGGTGCCGGCGTTGCGCGGGCCCTTGAGCTTGCGCGCGCGGCGATTGCCGACGGCGGTGAACACGATCTCTTCCGCCGAGTCGCCGCGCTCGCCGAGATCCTCGATCTCCTCGACCTCGACCCAGCCTGAAAGGCCTTCGAAGTAGGAGACGGCGTCTTCGTTCGACATGGCGTTGATCGCGTCGGGGTTCACCACCGGACCGATGAACACTCTTGTTCCGGCTGTCTTGTGGATGCTCACGTGTGCCTCCTGGAGTGAAAGCGGCCCCAACGGGGCCTTTGCTGATAGCGACGCGTCCTACCTGGCCGGCGCCGTTTCGGTTACGCGAAACACGAAAAGCTGACGCTGACGGGTACGCGGATACGGTCGGGCGACTGCGCCGGGTTGGCTATTGCCGGTCGCCCCACGATCTTGATCACCGGCCCGGTGCCGAGCGACGTCCCCCGCTCGAAGTGATCAGCCACCTTCGCCGCCAGCTCGATCGGCGCGATGATGCCGCGCCCGGCAGGCGCTACCACCGTGACCTGAAGAATGCCCCGGAACTCAGTGCAGCTGGCGTCAGCGACGCCTAGGTTCGCCGGCGCGTTGAAGAGTAGCGACGTATCGAGGTACGTGCGCCCCGAAACCGGCTCGAAAGGCACGTCGGGGTAGGCGATGTCGATTGACGGCGTCTGCGCTGGGAAATCGCCAAGGTGGCTCAACAGCGCGTCGGCAATCGTCGCCTCGATGGATGCGGGCATGTCAGCTCCTCGACTGCCGTGCTTCGACGCGGCTCTGAATTCTCTGCGCCGAGGCGTCGACGATCTGCGGCCAGCGCTGGGCTGTCAGGCGTACGAACCCAAATGGCTTCGTTCCCGGGTGGTTCACCGACGCGGCGAAGACGCCAGCGCCGCCAACGTGGAAGAACAAGGCCTTCTTGTCCTTCGGGAAAATCTTGTGCGGCGCGGTGCCGTATTCCATGTGGGCGGCGTAGTTGGCCTGGAAGCCGAGATAGATCGTCTGCCCCAGCTTCGCGCCGGCGATGACGAGCGTGATCTGACCGTCATTGTCGACGAAGCCTTCGATTTCCGTTGGCCGGATCTCAGGAATTGCCGCCGTCGATGCCATGAGCGAGCGGCGCAGATTGCCAGTGTCGATTGGCATATTTCCGCCCGCCGAGACGGGGCGGCGAACCTCGTTCGCAACGGTCTGCGCAGCATCGCGCCACACGGCTTCCATGCGCTGCTGCGTCTTCATCGCCCAAGCGCCGACCTGAGCCGAAAAGCTGGTCACGTCACGCCCTCGCTGAAATCGATATCCGTGTCGACGTCGCAGCGGCAGCCGATGATTTCCGCCGCGCCTGCTCCGAGGGACGTGTCGCCGGGGCGCATTAGCTGTGCTCCTGACGGTGACACGAATGGCTGGTCGAGGCCCTGGACGGTCTGCCCGTTCATCGCCTCGTGTGTGTGGCGCACGCGGCCGTCGCCGGCGCTGCGCCAGGTCCTGGTCACCGACTGCGCGCTGTAGCCGGTCGCCGCCAAGCCTTGCCGGAAGGCCTCGTCCCGGCTTGCGTTGACGGCGCTCATGGTCTCGGTGCGCGAGATCGTCTCGGCGCGAAGCTCGAGCAACCGGTCCTGGTAGCGGTTCGTCATCCGTTCGATGATGTCGTCCGGGATCGGATCGCCATCCTTTAGCGCCGCTTCCACATAGCTGTCGAAGCGGCGATCGCGGCGCGCGCGGGTGAGATAGTTCTGCAAGGCCTCGCGGTCGGCTGAGGACAGCTCACCACGGGCCGCTGCTACATAGGCGGCCTGTTGCTGGGTCAGTCCGATCGTGCCGCCCTCGCGCTTCCCCGTGGCCTTGTTGAAGCTGCCGACGAGCTCGCGGGCGATGGCGCGCGGGCCGTTCCCCTGGGCGTAGGACGCCTCGATGGCGGTCCGGAGCGCAGCGCGCTGGTCGGCGACGATGTTCGTCACCAGTTGCGACGACATCTCGGCAATCCAACGCTCGGCGCGAGGATCCCGCACGTCGAAGCGCACGACCACCTCGGCGCCGCTACGGTCGACGGCTTGCGGCACGCTTGCTCCCCCGGGTCATGGCGGCGAGACTGTCCATCGAAATGGCGCCGCCGGCGGCGTAGGCCTGCCTCAGTGCCTCTTCGAGCGGGGCGAAGGCAGCGCGATCAATCCCGATTGCGCTGATGGCGCCTTCGATATCGCCGCGCCCCAGCGCCTCGGTGATAGCTGCTAGCGATACGTGCGCCTTGATATCGTCGATGCATACCTGGAAGGCGCTGGCGACGACCGGCTCGCGCTCATCGATGAGCGTGCGAATCCTGCGCCTGAGGCTTGGGCGGCGCGCCATCAGCGTTTTACGCCCATGCGGTAGATGACGGGCGTGCCGGCCGGGTTCAGGGGCGTGCAACCAAGGACGGTCCAATCGTGGCCATCGAACGTGAGGACGTCGCCCGATTTCGGCTCGATTGCGTCTGGCCCGGCTTCCGACGTGCGCAGCATCTTGGTCGACATCAGCACGTAGCGGAGCTTCTCGTCGACGAGCGCGCCGGACTCGAGCCGGTTGTCGAATGCCTCGATTGTGCCCTTGGACGCGGGCAGCACGGCAGCGGATACCGCGTAGGCGATTGATGTGGGCGCGCCCGGGTCGTGTGCTGGCCCTGTGCCGGCGACGTTTCGCTTCAAGACGATGCTGCGTCCGAACTTCGCCAGAAGGCGCTGCGCCGTCGCTGCGCTCTTGGCGTAGTTGAAGGTGGCCATTTAGCAGCTCTCCCACACGCCAGCCTTTAGATGCCCGTGCCAGTGGCCCTTGTGCCAGACGCTAGGCGTCAGCGTCGGTGCCTCGGTGGAGCCGTCCCACTCCCAAGATGGCCCGTCCGCCGGTTTGAACTTGTTGCCGGCGATGAGTGGCGCGACCGCTCGACATCCGCAGGGGCAGCAGTACCAAAACGACAACTCCCCATCGGTATCGGCTGGGCCGATACGGAATGAGCCGGCCACGCGGTCGCGAAAGAACTCTTCCTTGTCGGCGATGAGGCGCGCGGTGACGGGCGGCGTTTTGATCTCGGCCATTCGTCCACCTAGCGGGTGTTGAAAACACGAGCGAATTTGGCGCTGGCGGCATCAACCGCTGACGCGATGCACTTTTTCGTCCACTGCCACCCGAGCCATGTGCGTCCGATCAGACGATCGGCTGGCGTTGCATCGAGCGCTGCCCGGGCCACGATGCGGATCACGACGCGACCGCTGACGATCTCCTCTTCGAGGCACTCGCCGCTGGCGTCGCGGACGAACCGATCGCCATCGCGCTTGTAGCGTCGAACGAAGCCGCCCTCTTCGTCGGCGAGCGTGCAAGACTGCTGCTCGACGTCGTCGACGTAGACGCGCGCGGCTAGGCCTCGCTGCCGGAGCAAGGCAAATTCGCTCGTTCCGACTTCGAGGCGCATGCACGTTCTCCATCGTCTGACGACTCAGACGCTAGGCTTAGTTGCCCTTGGCCGCGACTTTGCGCCGTGCCTCATCCAGAGCATCGAGAACGTCGATGACTGTGATGTCCGGATGGTTGCGGCGCCAGGAGTCGATCGCCGCAGTGATCCAAGCCTCGAGCCCGTTCACCGGATCAGCGCCAGAGCCAGCTCGGTTCGTAGGCTGCAGCATCCTGCAGCAGGCCGGCGAGTACGGCCTCGATCTCCAGGACAACGGGCCGCGCTGCATCGACACCACCGGACGCTGCGTACTGCACCTCGAGGTCGCCCACCTTTTCGCGCACGACGCGGTCCGTCAGCGTCACGTCAGGCGACAGAGCCCCAGGCGTAGCGAGTTCGCGAATGGCTGCCTCGCAGCAGGCCTTCTTGATCGGCGACGGCACCAGGTCCTCGGCCAGCGGCTCACAGCGGAACGTGGCGCCCTTCCTCGGCCACTCCAACGCTTGCGTCGTCGACGCAGCACGGCCGGGATAGCCGCTGCCATAGACGCCATCGAGCCAGATGGTGGCGCGACGCGCCGCAGCTTCGGCCGGAGCCGCTGCCTCGCCGGCGATAGGGAACGACTTGCCGTGTTTGGTGGCGTAGTCGTTGACTTCCGCGATGCTGACGTAGGACTCGGCGTCAACCTTGCCGGTGCCGTCTTCGACGACAAGTGCCATCGTCTTCTCCAGGTTGCCACGGTCATCGGGTCGTGCTTAGGGAGCGGCTTTCTGACAGTCCTTTGCCCGAGGAGACCCGATGGACCAATTTTGGCAGGTGATATTGATCGTCTACACGTCGCTCGGCGGCGTGATGGCGGCAGTGTTCCTCATCCCCGGCTTACAGCAGTGGTTAGGTGCGCAGCTTTCGCGCTTGGTCGCGCATCACTTCGATCAGCGGATCGAGGAGGTTAAATCCTCGCTAAGGCAGACAGAGCAGCGGCTTGAAGCGGAGTTGCGGTCGGCCGAGCAGACGACGCGGGTGCTCGGTGAGACAGCGCTTCGGATGCAATCGAACCGCCATGAGGCGCTGAATGCCCGGCGGTTGGTGGCTGTCGAAGCCCTCTGGAAGGCGAAGACTGACATCGACAAGATGATTATGGCGCCGAAGTTGCTGGCCGGCATCAACGTCGAGGTGTTCCTGAATGCCGCCGACAAAGGCGAGCACGGCATTCAGGAAACGGCCGAAGCGATGCTGCAACTAATGAACATCGACATGCTCAAGTCGTTGCCGAACACGTCGCCGCAAGCTCAGCGGCCTTTCCTGGCGCCAGATGTCTGGGCACTATTCTCGGCATACTCGAGCGTAATCATTGAGCCAGTCCTGGTGATCACCGCCGTCGCCCACGGCGCCACGAAGTTCTTGAAGCGGGAAGACACACTGAAACCGATGTTACTGCTGATCCTCCCCGAGCATTCGGAGCTGATCAAGCTTTGCGGCAAAGCAGGCTATGACCCGCTGATCGCCCCCCTTGAGCAGAAACTCCTTACTGCCATCGGCAACATGCTGGAAGGGAGAGACGCTGACGCTGCGATGCTTCAACGGTCGGCGGAAGTGATGGCAGCGATAAATAAACACAACGCCGCCACCGCAGCCGGTAGCGCCGAGGCGGCGGGTAAGGCGATAGCCTCTGCAGTGCCGACCGCTTAATTGCCCCCTTCGCGCAGCTTCAGTTCGGCCTCGATCGCCGCTACCGCCGATTTCTTGTTCGTGATCGGCCTCGAGCTAACGCTGGCGGCCAACTTGGCGAGCGCGTTCCACTCGATGTCGCGCCAGTCTGCCGGGATCACCACGGCACGCTGGGCTTCGCGAGGCTCCGATGTACCACCGCCGCCGGCGCCACCATTGCCGGTGACTTCGACCGTGACTGTGGGGCTCGGGCCTGAGCCACCCGTGCCGCCGCCGGCACCGGCTTCGATCACGAGGGGTTCGCCCTGGCCGGGCTGGTTCGCCGGGTCGGAGCTAGCAGCGCTATCATCCCCGCTACCATCTGCAGGCTTTTGGGGGTCGTTCAGCTGTTCCGCGAGCGCCCGAACGGCGTCGACTGAAACAGTGGCCCCCTGCACCGCGACGGGAGCCTCATGCGCTTTATTCTCCTCGGCGCCGGTCAGCATCTTGTTATCGACGTCGCCGGCGATCTTACGGTCGATCGAGTCGTCCGGGCCGAAGTCTCCAGGCGTCAGGCCGAGCTCGTTGATGAGACGGTCGAATTCGTCGGCCGACACCACGAAGGCGATATCGCCGAACGTCGCTTCGCCTTCGCCCTCGGCGATCTTCAGCAGCGCTTCCGCCGAGACGGGGGAGACGAACAGCGCCTTGGTGAGGCCGTCGACCAGGTCGGCCGGGATCCGCGCGATACTGCCCGCGGGAGCGGTCGTGGCGTTGATACCGTCGACCGAGAAGGGGAACGACTTGAAGACGAAGCAGGGCGTGCGCATTGGGCGGCTCCCGTTGAATTGGAAAAAGACGGGGCCGAAGCCCCGCCAGTTCAGCAGAGAGAGAGAAAACCGGTCGCTTAGGCGGCCGGGTCGTTGACGTACTTGGACGCGATGACGGAGGCGTCCTGGATCACCGGGCGCGAGTTCGAGTTGAACAGCACCGCCAGGATGCCGTTGACGACGGCGTTGGCAGTCGCGCGCGCCAGGGTGGCGTACACGTACCGCTCGCGCGGCTTGTGCAGCTCGAGCACCAGCAGCTTGTTGTCGGCGTTCGACGCGCCGGCGGTGAACGTGACCGCGTCGGCGAGCTGCGTCGGCGAGTTGGTGTCGTTCGTGTCGTTCGTGAAGCCCGTCAGCGTCAGCACCGAAGTATCGGTGACGTCGCCGAGCTGCGCGATGAACGCGACGCTGTCGAAGCCCTGCATGTCGACGACGTCGGTCGTCAACGCGGTCGTGCCAGCGACTGCCGCAGGCTCGACCGGGATGATCTTCGCATCGCGAAGCAGTTCGAAGTGGCTCTTCATGGTGGAGTTGCTCCTTGTTCGGATCTGGATCAGATAGGCCGGAAAGCAAAAAGGGCGCGCTCGGTGGCGCGCCCCTTTCTGTTTCGCTGACCGCGGCGCTTAGGCCGAGATCTTCATCAGCACGAGTGCGTCGAAGTCGACGACGTCGCCGCCGACCCGCTTGCGCGAGTAGAACTCGACGAACGGCTTGGCGCTGAAGGGATCGCGCAGCGTGGTGATGCCGAGACGGTCGACCACGGTGTAGCCCTGGCGGAAATCACCGAAAGCGATCGGCAGATTGCCAGCGGCCACGATCGGCATGTCGTCGGCCATCTCGATCGAGTAGCTGCCGAGCGTCGATGGCTGGCCTGCAGCCAGACCGGGGCGCCAGAGGTACTGGTTCTGGCTGTCCTTCAGCAGCATCACTGCCATCACCGTCGTGCGCTTCATCAGCCAGGTGGCGTTGGCCAGGTAAGCGCTCTTCAGCTGATAGGGCAGCGAAACGATGGCGTCCGCCGTGATCAGGGTGGCGTTGCCAGAGTTGAACTGCGGAAGGAAGTTGCGACCGGTGCCGGCGGGGTAGCTCAGCACGCCACGCGGCTTGCCGATGCCGTCACCGATAACAAGGGCGGTGGCTTCGACGCGAGCCATCTTGCTGCCGACCTTGCCGTTGAGCCAACCCTCGACGTTGATCGAAGCGTCTTCGAGCAGCTTCTGGGTGGCACGCGGCTTCGCATAGATCTCGTGAACCGGGATCTTCTGCGTGCCGATCAGCGGGGTGCCCGTTTCGGGGCGAGCCTGGGCCTCACCGACCCAACCGCAGTTCAGGTCGCCGTCATCGATGGCGATCTCGAGCTCCGACGTGCCGATCGTCTCGACGGTAGCGAGACGACGGATCGGCGAGGACTCGTAGATCTTCTGGATGATGCGAGCCGACTGAGCCGTCGGGACCAGGTAGCCGCCGTCGGTGTTGGAGCCGACGGAAAGTGCCTTCTGGTCGATGGCCCGCGAGTCGTTGGCGCGGAGGTACTTGCCGTAGGACTTCTCCCACAGCGTGTAGCCGTCGCGGTCGATCGTTTCGGCCGTCGGGCGGTTACCTTCCTTCAGGGTGCCTTCGGCCGCCATCTTGGCCGAGAAGAACTCGACGGCATGCTCGACCGACTTGTCCTCCTTCTCGTCGCCGCCGCGAGGCGAGCGCTTGAAGGCGGTCTCGACGCGGTCAGCCTGCTCCTTCAGGCCGTCGACGATTTTCTGGATCGCCGCGTGCTTCTCGCCGACAGAAGTGGTCAGCGCCTCGATCTGGCTCTTCAGCTCGGGGGTGTTCGCTGCCGCCTTGGATGCGTCCTCGGCGAGCTTGCGAACAGCCGTCAGGTCTCGGTTCATCGAGTCCTTGAGGCCCTTCACGTCGTCGCCGAAGGTCTTGATCTCGCGGGTGATCTCCGCGATATCCCGGTTGTTGTCGTCCTTCCGCTCGAGCGCGAGCGATTCCCTGGCCAAAGCATTGTGCTTGGTCATTGCAGTTCTCCGATGATGTGGTCTGTGCTGGTGCCTTAGCCGCGCAGTGAGCTTGAAAGCCCCTGCATGGCCGCTCTCAAGGCGGCAAGTTCGCCCCGATCGTCACCGCCGCCAGCATCCCGCGTGGCCTTGAGTGACTTGAAGCCAGACGAAATAATCGTCTTGGCCTGCTGAGCAGAGAACCCGGCATCCCGCACGAGGAACTGCTCAAATTCACGTTCTGTCGGCATCTTGTCGCCCTTCACGAGGGAGACCGTTGCCTGTTCATTCATGGGGAAGGTGACGACGCTGATTTCGCGCAGGTCGACCTTCAGGAGCCGGCGCACGGCGAGTTGCCGGTCCCACTCCTCTACCAGTGTGCGGAAGCCGATCGACATGCTGTCGAGCGCACCTTCCTTCATCAGCTCGTAGACCTCGCGCGCCTTCTGGATGGCCAGGAAAAGCTTGCCCTTGGCGTAGAGGCCCTTGCTGTCTTCGCGCAGCTCGGTCCACTTGCAGATGATGGTGTCAGAGCGGTGCTGAAACAGCCCTTTGACCTTGTCGGCGGGGCGCTTGATCAGCGTCTCGCTGAAGGCGCCGGCGACAACCACGTCAGCGCCGAGATCCTCATTTCCGAACGTCGACGCGTAGCCCTCGAATTCCCCCGTCTCGGTCAAGAGCTTGGCGTCGAAGGGCACGGCATGGCCGCGAACGCCCTTGAATGTCGTGTCGTCCTTGCGATCAAGCCGCTGCAGCATCGTCAGCCCCCCTCTTCGGATCGTTCTCGTTGCCCGGCGCCGGCGGCGTCGCGGCGGCCAGCGCGTCGTCGGTCTCATCGGTGATGAGCGCGGCGACGTCGGCTAAAATCTCTTCCTCGGTCTTGGTCGGGTCGAAGAGCCCGCAGTTCTTCATGTACCGGACCAGCGGCCCCATCCCGACTTTCGGAACGGCGTTGAGCAGCGCGGTCAGCACGGTCGGCTCGATCTTCTTCACTGCGCCGGCGGCGCGCGGTCCGTACTGCAGGGCCTCGCGCGCCTCGTCGGCATCGATGACGCCTTTGTCGAGCAGGTCGGTCACCGACTTGCGCTTGGCTTCGCGACGCGGCTCCAGTGCGGGGATCTCGTCCAGGTCGTGCGAGAGTGCTAGGCGCTCACCGAAGCGCGGCGTAAGCCACTCGTTGAGGGCATCCTTGCCGCGGTCGAGCAGCGGAAGGATCGTGTCCTCCCACAGTTCAAGCTTGGCTTCCTTGACGTTGCTGTAGGTCGCCGAGCCGGGAACGATGAGCAGATGCGGTACCCCGAACGCGGTGCAGATGTCGCGAGCGGCGTCGTCCTTGCCCTTGCCGAAGTCCATGTCCTTCGGGCTGAAGGCCATCTCCTCCCACTTCACGTTGCCGCCAAGAACCATAGGGCGACCGGCGTTCTCGGGGCCGCTGTAGCGGCTCAACAGACGCTCTTCCGCAGCCTTCAGCACTTCCTTCGGTGCATTCTGCGACGGCTCGCCGGTGCCGCCCTGAACGGGCTGGAACACCAGCACGCCCGACGGCCTGGCGCCGTTGTCGAGCAGTGCCTTGTTGTGCGCAGAGGCGGCGTTGTGTCGATCGACGGCGTAGGCGGCCGGGTCGACGCGGCTCAGGCCATACCAATCGTCGATGGGGTGGAATTCCTTCAGGTGAAGGATTGGGCTCGTCCCGCGGATCGGATCGACGTCCCAGCGCACCTTCTGCCCGTTGGCCTCGTATTCGTAGGCCATCGGCAGGGCTTGCTTGCCCGGCACGACGCGCATGCGATCGGGACGTAGCGACCACAGCTCCTTGGGCAGACCGCTATCGGGGCCGACGGCCTCGAGGTAGCTGTTCCCGGCGAGCAGCAAGTACGCGAAGAACGCCTCAAAGAGCGTCGCGCCGGAATGCATAGGCGCCGGCTTCTTCAGGAGATCTAGCAGCTCGTGGTCTTCGACCTCGGTCTTCCGGTTGTGAAGCAGCCATGGCACCGCCGCGGCGTTGCTCGAGATCAGCTTGACGCAACGATAGGCGACCGCGTTGCGAACGTAGGCCTCGTCGGCGATCCGGTCATACCGCCGATCGGTCCACACGGCCTGTCCGACGTGCCATGCGGAAATAACCGTGCCCGCCGCGCTCGCCTTGACGTCGGTGGCGCGGCTGAACAGTCGAGACCAGAGGCTCATGTGAGGATCAATCCGGAACGTTGCCGACTTCGATCATGACGGGCGGGTGACCGGTGCCCAGGATGCGCAGGACAATCGACGCGCCCTTGTTGAGACGGGCGAGCTCCGCCGGCGTCGGGATCCACGCCGTCTCCATCGCCGGTGTGCCTTCACCATTGACGGAGCAGTTGAGAACGACGTCACGCACCGGCAGGCCCTCATAGCCCTGGCTCTTGCCGATTTCCCGCGTGGCACCTTCGATGCGTCCGATCTGCATGTGGGTCAGGTTCCTACGTACCATTCGAATGGTGCCGGCTTTTCTGCAGGCCAATAGTTCATCGCCACGGTGTCGAAGAGGTTCGGCGACCGCATGCCATCGGGCTTCTTGTTGATCTTCAGGCGGAGGCGCGAGTCGCGGCCCATCGTCGGCTGGCTCAACTCCTGTTCAAGCTTGAGGAGCATCGCTGTTCCGATGTCCTTGCTCGACAGGCTGATCAGCTCGTCGGGGTCGTACTTGATGCCCTCGGTGATAGCGCGATGGGTCTTTTCGAACCGGCGACGAAGCTGCCAAGCAGCCTGCGCCTTCAGGTTCGAATAGAAATCTTCGTTCTTCGGCGAGTTCTCGTCCTTCTCGATCACCCGCTCGGTCGGGTGCAAAACGCCGTCGCCGGCATTCCAGGGCACTAACGTAAGCCCCTCGGGCAGCAGGTCCTCATCACGGAGCCGGTTGCTTTCGGCTTTGACGCCGGCGCCGACACCAATGCAGTCGTACTGCATCTCGACGGCACCGAGCCCTTCGCATTCGACTACGGCTCGCCGCGTGGTGTCGCCCGTGTCCCCCTCGGGCCAATCCTTCAGGAACTTCAGGACCACGCCCTTGCGTTTCGACAGGGCGTTGCGGTCGCCACCTTCGTCTGCGACGTCCAATGCAGCCATCCAGGCGCCTGCCTCGGTGAAGCCCAGCTTTTCGTGCGCGTCGATCGCCGACTTCACCCACTCGGGTGGAATGACGACGCCGTCGATCGCCGCTGCGTAGTTGCGGTCGACCTCCATGCGGAAGATGTGCAGCAGGCCGTCGTCGCGGGCCTTCTGCTCGCGCTTCGCGTACCACGTCGGCGTCTTGGCCGGGTGATGCCGCCAATCCATGACGAAGACGTGCGTCCGGCCCGGTGCGACGGGCTGGCCTGGCTCCCAATCCATGCCGGCGAGACGCCGGCGGTGGAACACGGTGCCGGGCCCTGTGACCGACGATATGTCGATCTGGACGTTCGTGTTGTCGCCCAGCGCCGCTTCGATCAACTCGGGGCGCTCGTAGTGCGCCGACTCGTCCTTGAAGTAGATCAGCGAGCGACCGCCGCGGCCGATGTTATCGCCCGCCTCGCCCATGATGGTGGCATCGTTCTCGGGGTTGACCAGCTTCATGTACGCGACGTGGCGCACCGGATTGAAGCCGGCCGGCAGAAAGAAGCGGGGCAAGCCGTACACTAGCTGCCGGATCTTCTCGAAGATCGAGCTTGGGTCGCCGATCTTGTCGACGAGCTGCTCCTTACGCGAGCCCCAACCGACGGCGGCGCCGGGCCAGAACAGCCAGAGCCAAACCGAGAAGGCGCAGCATAACCAAGTCGCGCCCATGTCGCGGCACTTCTCGACCAGCCCCGATTCCTGGCCGTCTAGCAGTGCTAGCAGGAACTGGAGGAGGTCTTTCTGCCTCTGAAATAGCGCGAACGGCAGTTTCGTCGGCAGCCCGCCCATAGCGTTGCGAGGGTCGAACGTCATGCACCAGTCGACGATGAATTCGGCCGGCCGCGTGCGGTAATACTCCTTGGCGCCGAGGACCAGGTTCCGGTCAGCGCTGAGCTTCAGGAACTGCCGTTGCCGCCACGCGAAGATGTTGACGTAATTAGGCGGCCATTGCTCATGCGTTGCCATTCGCGCCGCCGGCGATTGTGTCAGCGTAAGCCGCAGCCGCCTCCTTCGGCGTCATGTCAGGCGTTACAGGTGGAGGCGCGAACAGGGGCTTTCCATCCGGGTCGCCGATCTTCCTGAGGTTCGTGTAAGCCCCGCCCATCTCTTTGGCCGCCTGCTCGAGGAGCTGGGCTGCGAGCGCGATATTACGTTGATCCTCGGCCGTCGACGCCAAGCGCTGCAGTGCACGAAGGCGGACAGGCCGATGCGATATGGCAATGGCCGCTGTGTCCTCCAAGAACGCCTTCCTCGTCGCCGCGAAGAGTTCGCGCCACTTCTGCGAAACGGCACGCCCCGCGCGCTTCGTTGGGTCGTATGCCTCGATCGACTGAGGAGTGAGCGTGACGTTGAATTCTTTCCTGAGCGCGTCGGCGACGGTCTTGGGCGTGTCGAAGCAGGCAAGCGCCTGGACCACAAACCCTTTCTGCTCGTCAGTTAGCTTGCCCTTGGCCATGTTTTCTATCAGGGCGCCATCAGGCTACGCCGCTCGTTTGCCGAGGCACGTGCCGCAGGCCTGAGCGATGCGAGCCGGAGCGATCTCCGGTCCTCTGTTTGCTGCTTCGACGAGGGCCTCGACGCCGGCAGCCCGTGATCCGTAGCGACGAACGACGCCGACGAATTCCTCGACGTCGTGGCCTCGAATGCCGAGAGCCGGGCGGCCGTCTTTGCGGAACTTAGGAGCCCCGAACTCGTCCATCTCCTGCGCCATGTGCATCAGTTCATGCTCGATGAGGGCGCAGAAGCTGGCGTCGTCGCAGTCGTCGGCGACGTAGTGAGCGTCGATCGTCATGATGAAGTCGGGGATGGTGCCGAACCACTCTTCGACCTGCTGCCGGGCTCGCTCCTTGGCCCACTTTCCCATGGTGCCACCGGGGTCGCCCATTTCGGCCTGTCCAACGATCCGGCGTCCAGCGCGAGAGTTGCCCACGTTGGTCCACAGCGCGCCGATCGTGGCCTGCTGCAGATGGCCGTGCTCGGGATTCACCAGCGCGCCGCCTTCGTCGATGAAGACGGACCGGAACCAGGTGGCGAGCTGTGGCGACGCGATAAATCGGGGCCCGGTGGGGTTGCTCAGGAACTCTTCTGGAGGCATGGGGCGTCTGAACCCCCGGAGCGGAATGACCTGCGCGGCCGGTTGCGCGGCTGGCCGCTGCGCTGCTTCCTGGCCGAGCCGCTTCTTGCCAAGGTGGATCGCCATGCCGGCGTTTGTCTTGGCGTGGCTGAGCTGGCGCTGGCGGATGGCGACGTTGCCCAGCAGTCGGCCCCGCTCGAACGCCTCCGCCGCCTCTGGCGTCGCCATCAAAGCCGCATGGTCCTGCTCGGACATGCCGAGGTAGGCTGCAGCCTCGCGGGCGGTGCAGTCCAGCGTCCCCAGCTTATGCAGCTGCTCCAGAAGTTGTGGCGTCGGCTGAGACATCGGCTAGCCACCAGCTGCTGCGGATCGAGCCATCTGAACCTCGGCGAACGTCCGGCCGTCCGCCTCGAGTACGGCCGTCTGGCCGGAGAACTGCTCCCAGCGCTTCACCGCGACATCGACGTACGTCGGGCTAAGCTCTATGGCGCGGCACAGTCGACCGGTCATTTCGCAAGCCATTATCGTCGTGCCCGATCCGGAGAAGGGCTCGAATACAGCGTCGCCGGGCTTGGAATTGTTGAGGATCGGGCGCCGCATGCATTCGACGGGCTTCTGCGTCGAATGACCGGTGTCGTTCTTGGAGTGCTCGATCTCCCATACCGTAGATTGCCGTCGGCCACCGCGCCAACCGGCGGATTGGCCGTCGCGAACGGCGTAGGCGAGGAGCTCGTGGTCGTCCTCGAACCGCCATCCGTCATCGCGGCCCTGCTTGACCGCGTAGAAGGCCGGCTCGTGCTGCCAATGGTAGTGGCCGCGCGAGAGCGCGGGACGATGCTTCACCCAGATGATCTGGGCGCGCACCTGATATCCGCTAGCATGTAGGCTAGCGTCGACGGTCGCACCGTGCAGGGCTCCGTGCCAGACATAGATGACGTTGCCCGGGCAGAGGCGCCACGCTTCGGACCAGTCGGCGCGGTCGTCGTTCAACACCTTGCCGGTGGCGTGAACGGCGCCTGATTTGCCCTTGGCATCCGCGCGCCAAGAGGCGTCGTACTCGACGCCATACGGCGGGTCGGTGACTGTCAGTACCGGCTGCGCCCCAGCGCATACGCGGTCGACGTTTGCCGCGACGGTGCTGTCGCCGCACAAAATGCGGTGCGGGCCGAGAATCCAGACATCGCCGAGGGTGGTCACCGGGTCCTGGGCTGCTTCGGGGGTCTCTTCCGCTGCGCGGAGTTCGTCGTCGATCGAGAGGAAGCGGTCGATCTCGATTTCGTCGAAGCCGGTCAGCTCGAGATCTACGTCGAGCGCCTTGAGGTCCCGCAGCTCGTCGGCCAGGAGGTCCTCGAGCCAGGTCGTTTCTTCGTGCAGCCGGTTGTCGGCTATCCGGTAGGCCCTTGCCTTTTCTGGGCTCAGGCGCGCGACGATCACTGGAACCGTGTCGAGCTTCAGAAGGCTTGCGGCCATCCAACGAATGCGGCCGACGATGATGACGCCGGCGTCGTCGACGACGATGGGCTGCTGAAATCCGAACTCACGGATGGAGGCGGCGACCTTCTCCCGCGCCTTCTTCGAGGCGGTGCGCGGGTTCTTGTCGTAAGGCTTGATCCGCTCCAGCGGCCAGTATTCGACCCGCATCTGTGCCTTGGCGGCGCCGTCAGCCGGAACGGGCGTCGTAAGTACCTTGGTTGTCACGCGACCTTGCGCCCGCGCTTTTTCGGCTTCGCCTTCGAGGGCTTTGTGGGCTTACCCCACAGCGCAGGGCAATGCAGCCCCGACATCGAGACAGTCATGTCCGTCCTGTTTTCTGATGTTCCTGAGCGCGCACGCGTGCGGCGGTCCGGCCCGAAAATCGGAAGTAAGTTCCTGATCGGGCCCATAGAAAAGCAAAAGGCCCGCTTGTGGGGCGGGCCTTCCTGGGCGTGCGTCTCGCGACACTGGCAAAAAACGCTGATTCGGCGGTACCGTGCAAGTGTGATCAGCGGCTTCGCGTCTTCGGCTCACCTGATTTCTTACGCTCTGCCTCGCGCGCCTCTTGATACTGAAGCCAATTCAGGGCGAGACTCGGGTTCACCCCGCGCGCTCTCTCCGCTTCGCGGGCGCGGGTCTCGGCCTGGATCTCACGGGCCGCTTCGGAGAGGGCACCTTGCTTGATCAATGTCCGGATGCGGTCATTTTCGAGTGCGGCTTTCTTGATGCTCGCGTTCTGCTCCAGCATCCAGTCCTCGTACTCGGCCCAGACCCCCGCGAGTAAGCCGCAGGCGGCCTTCAGCGCGCCATCCGCTACGCCGCGGGCCTGATGGTCACCTTTGCAGCGCCCGTAGACCTTGCCGAATTCAGCGCGGCTTAGCGGCTTGTCCGCGCCCCTTGGAGGGATACCGAGCACGAAGTTGAACAGTATTGGTCGCAACGCTGGCGGGATGCGCTTCGACCACATGGCCCATTCTCGGCCCGCATGCTGCTGCTCCGGGGTGAGCGGTAGCCTCCGAGCAGGGTCGCTAGCGCTACCGCCGTCACCATAACCGCCGATCTTCGCGTGACTGAGCCGGGAGAAGTATGCCCAGTGGAAGCTTTCCGCCGCTTCGTATTCCTGCGCACTGAGAAGGTCCGCGATCTCGTCGACGGCCCATTTGAACTGATGGGCGACGGTCGCACGCACCGGGCCCGCGGCCGGGACGACTTCGATAACGTAGGCTTCCTCGGTGGCATGCCGGCGCCGCTCCGGCGTCGGGTCGCTTGACCACACCGGCGGACGATGAAGAACCAGGTCGAGGGCTCGCTTCTGCGCGGCCGCGCGCCGAGGGGCATTTTGCAGCGAACGGATGGCGGCGGGCAGTCGGTCGGCGGGGATCTCTTCGCGGTCGATGCGCATTTTGAGAAGCTGCCGCCGGCGCGCGGATCGCTTTGCCGTCAGACGCAGTTGGGTAGCGTGGTCGCCGCGCGCGTCATTCACCAGCTTGACGATATCGACGCCTAGCTTTCCCAAAACTCGATAACACTTGTCGCGAAGGACGTTGGCGCTTGTCGTGCGCGATCGTTCTAGCGCGGCGACGATCTGGCTGGCGAGGTCGTTCTCGTCGAGTTCGTCCGTCATCGAGCCCTATGTCGTGGTCGGCGTTTCCGAGATTTTGCGGAAGCAGAAGCTTGAGCTTATTCGCGGCATCCGTCACCCAGGCGGGGGCTGCACCCCGCCGGGTCAGCGCGGCCTGCGGTCCGTCTTGACGAGACGTAGATGCGCAGCGTGAACCTTGAGGGCCGTCGCGCGCTGCTGATCCTTCGCGATGCGCAGCCATGGGCGGCCCGGATAGACCACCAGGTACCGGTCGCCCACGTCGGCCACCGCAGCTCCGACGGGCACATCCGCGAGCGCCTTTTCGGCGGACTTCGTGACGCTCATTTGCCTTTCCCTGTCCCCAGCGCCTTCGCAAGCAATTCGCGGATCATGGCTGCCCGGTCGGGCTGATCCATCCTGTCGTTCCGCATCCGATCGATCGCATCGAGCATCGGCTGTGGTAGCCGCAACGCTATTTGCGGCATCGTCGCGTCACCCTTCGGCGGCCGTCCAACACGCTTTTTTGGTGTGTTGCTCATGCGCCTTGCATATCGCATCCCAAAAAAAATGCAACACAGGCCAAAAAATGACGTGAAGAGCGAATGTTACCCCTTGCATTACGCATCCCGAAAAGCGACATTAATTCGCGTAGGGACTGAACATCCTTGCGTAAGTATCTGCAAAGTCGACGCGAACCACCGAAGCGGCCAGGGGCCGGACTAGCCGAGGTGGGGAGGGGCTCGAAAGGCTCCCGGTGATCGATAGACCCTGCGAAAGAAAGGAACTAAAATGTCGGGCATGGACACGTTGAGAGCAGCTGATCAGTTAAAAGCGGCAGGTATGCCGCCCGGCCAAGCCGAGGCGGTTTCTCGGGTCATCAATGACCTGGGCCGTGAGAACTTGGTCACGAAAGAGTATCTCGACATGCGGTTGATGCAGTTCACGGCGGCGATTGCCGCGCTGTTCATCACCGTCGGGGGCGCTTTCAAGCTCTTCGCATAGTACCCCAGCCAAGTCAGTTCCTGAACTAAGTCGGGCCCGGTCGCGCAAGCAGCCGGGCCCGATGCTTTTGGCAAAATGGAGATGACGATGGACGTCCTTGAAACTCTGAAGAAGCTTCCGGCCGAGTGCTACTCGACGCTGCCGAGCAATCCTCGCCAGCTAATCGGAATCCACCGCGGCGTGCCCGGTTACACGCCCCTAAAGATCCACGACACGACCGCACAAGCCGACGAGCAAGTCGAACGCATGAATGCCGCGCGCGGTGTAACGGCCGCCCAGCTGGAAGCCATGATCATCGGCTCGCAGTTCGGGTGGCACGTACCCGGCGCCGACCCGGATTTGTACGCGAAGTGAGTGGCCCGCCGGGGCCCGCCCGGCTCAACCCTGCGAAAGATGAAACATGGACAAAGCTCTTAGACGCGAGGCGATCATCGCACTTATTCGAGTGCTGCGAGCCGACGGCGAGGCGATTGCCAAGTCGGCGGCGGAAGCGGAACTGCTCTTCGACGATGGCAACCAGACCGGTGCAATCGGCGAATTGCTGATCATCGAGTCGCAAGTCGAACGCGTGCGCAACTACCGAACCATCCTGTCGCTGCACCGCGACGCATAAGACGGCCAGAGGGCGCGCGAACGCTCCTCGGCTGGGATCAACAAACCCTGCGAGAGAAACAATGAACCCGAGACTGACTGACCAAATCCTCCTGCTCGAAGTTATGCGCCTTCGCGAAACGGCGCGTGAGTACGCCGAAGACGCCGAGCATTCCGAGAAGCAAGCCGATGCCATCGCGCGGTCGCGCAATGGGTTCCCCGGTAACCTGCTAGCCGCCTCGCGTTACCGCCAGCAGGCTACCGCTAGCCGCCAGTGTGCGGCCCTCTACGCCGGCCTTGCCGACGAGATCGAAGACAAGATCGGTGCCCAGTGGTCGCCGGCAGCTTGCATTGCGTGACTTGAAACGAAGCGGCCCCGGAAGGGCGCGAACCCTTCCGAGGCCTGAGTGATCATCCAACCCTGCGAGAGAAGGAATATTCACGTGACGATCCATAACACACCTTTGCCGCTGCGAATAGCCACTGCGGCGGCGTTCACTACCGGCGCCCTGGCCATCGTTCTGCAGGACATTTTGGACCTGCGCAGCATCCCGACGATGCTGGCCAATTGGACGCTGGTGCACACTCTAGCCGTGCTCGCCGTCGTCGGTGTCACATTGACCGCCGAACTCGGATGGGACGCTCGCAAGTCGCAGCGTTACACCGTGGCGCGGGGGTTCATGATGGTGACGGTCGTCGGGCTCGGCCTCATCGTTTACAACAGCGTTGGTCGGCAGGCCGAGAACGCCAACGCGAAGCACGTCAGCGCTTCGGCGCACAACAAGTCCGTCGACGACGCAGCTGCGCGCTTGTCAAAGGCAGAGGCCGCGATGTCTGCGGCTGCGTCGGGAACGGCTGCACAACTTGTCGCCGCTAATGCCCGTGTCGCCTCAGCGGTAAAGGCCAAGGCAGACGCCGTCGCCGGCGCCATTGCCAATGCCTCGGCAAAGAACTGCGCGACCAAGTGCGCCGACTTGTTGAAGAAAGCGCAGGACGACGCAGAGCACGAACTGACGTTGGCTCGCGAAGCCGTAGCCAGCGGCGTCGCTGTTGCTGTGCGGGAAGCAAGGCAGGAACTGGCGGGCGCTAGAAACGCCGTCAACGATCTGGGCCCAGCCGTCGAGATCGCTACGGTTTCTGCGAAGGCGAAGCAGTGGGGCGAGACGCTCACGCTCATCGGCATTTCGCCGGCGACGACCGAGCGGTTCGCAAGCCGTCTAGAGTACATCTTCTGGACCCTGTTCTTCGAAATCGGCTCCATGGTTTCCTGGTGCTTTGTGCGTCAACGTCCGCAGGAAACCATCGCAGCTACGGCAACCGTCGACGTCAAGGCAGCGGCGGTTGCTTTGCTCCAGAAGGCGGTTGCTTGGCTGCTCGGCGCCGAAACGGCCCAGAAGGCAACCGAGGCAACCTCGGCAACCGTCGACGCCGAGTTGGCTCGGTTGAACAACCTGCGCGTCGCGTTCTTCGCTCCGGACAACGATCCTGACCCGCAGCCGACGCCGCCGGGCAACCGTCGACGCAAGCAACCGAAGTCGGAAACCAAGGCAACCGTGGCCAATCGCCAGTCGGCAACCGTGATCCCCCTGCATGCGGGCAACCGTGCGCAGAAGGTTTCCGAAGCCGAAGCCCTCAAGTGGCTGCGCGACTACACCGCCTCCAACGGTTGCCTGGACGAGCAGGACGCCATGGCCGAGGACCTGGACGTCAACAAGGGCTCGGTTTCCAAGTGGCTGGACAAGTGGGAGACCGAGGAGCTGATCGAACGTCAGCAAGTCGGACGCCGCAAGATCGTCCGGATGCTTCCCGCCAAGGCCTCCGCCTGAACCGCCGAGGATCTCGGCATTAACACCGACCCCGGCGCCGCCCAGCGCCGGGGTTTTTCTTTGGGCGCTGGACGCCTACATTAGCGCCGTGCCGCGTAGCCCGTTCATACCGCCGTCAGCGCCCGTTCTCCGTTCCGAGCCGCCGATCGGCCCGGAATGGCTGCACGAGGTGAAGCACGACGGCTGGCGTGCCCAGATACACCGGCACGGCGAGAAATCTGCGATCTACGGCAAGAACGGCGGTGACCTGACCGCACGATTTCCGACGATCATCGCAGCCGTGGCGCGGCTCCCCATCCAGAGCGTCATCATCGACGCCGAACTCGTCGCCTGCACCGCCGACGGCAGGCCGAACTTTTACGCCATGATGAGGCGGTCGCCACATGGCTGCTGCGTCTACTGCTTTGATCTGCTCGAGCTGGACGGCCAATCTCTGATGCCGCTGCCACTGGACATGCGGCGGCGGATGCTGGGCCGACTTTTGCGCCGCGCCGACAATGACGCTCTGCGGTTGTCCGAGACGTTTGACGATCCACTAGCCCTGCTAGCCGCCTGCGAGCAGCACGGGCTTGAGGGCATCGTTTCTAAGCGGCGCCAGGACGCCTATCGCTCAGGGCGAAACCGCGGCTGGATCAAGGTTAAAACGGCGGCTTGGAAAGTGGCGAACCGCGAGCGCTATAAGTTGTTCCAGACGACCCGCTAGACCTTGGGTTCCTCACTCCACCCCAACAGCTCCGGCAGTTTCGCGATGTTTGCCGCCACTCGTCTGGCCTCGTCCCGGGTCAGTCGCTGCATGGCGTTGCGGCGTTGCTCGACGTCTTCGAAGTAGACGAATGCTAGGCTCTGATCGTTGGCCGCTTTGATCTCGAAGCTCTCGTCGTGTTCAAGCACACGCCACGGAGCTGGAAGGCGTCGCGGTGCCTGCATGACTACAACTCGACTTTGGCGTCCTTCGCCAGTTCGCGACCAGCGTCAGTGATCGTGCAATGCACGATGTCAGGGCTCGTCTGGTCTGCCTGCAGCGTCACCAGGCCGGACTTTTCCAACCGGCGCGCGAGCACGAGCTCGCCGCCGGCGAGCGGCAGATAACCGTCGGACCGCGCGGCGAGCCGCTGCAGCAGTGAAGCGATGTCAGATGCCAATTGAACCTCCCATGTTGGTGGCGAGTCGCAAATCACCTAGCATCCAATCGCGCTAGCGTCTGTCGATGCTAGCAGTCGCCAATGCTAGCAACGTAGCGTGATATCAGATGCGCGTCATATCTGTCGTCTCCAGCAAGGGAGGCGTCGGCAAGACGACGATCTCCAGTGCGCTGGCCGTCCGTGCGGCTCAAGAAAGCCGCCGCGTCGCGATCGTCGACCTTGATCCCATGGGATCGCTCGCCGCCTGGTGGAAACGCCGCGGCGGCAGCCAGAACCCCTGCATCTTCACTGGCGCGGACACGGCATCGGACGCTGTCGAAGCCCTTGAGCTAGACGGGTGGGACTGGGTCTTCATCGACACGCCGCCCGCCTTTCTCAACACGATCTCCGACGCGATCGATAATGCCGACCTCGCGGTCATCCCGTTGCGGGCGAGCGCCCTGGACCTCATTGCCAGCGAAGACGCGGTGCTCATGGCGCGTGACATAGCCAAGCGTCAGCGCGCCGAGGGCATGCAGCCTGTCGGGCACCTGTGCGTCCTCAATGATGCGGAACCTCGTTGGAAGACGACTGACACCGCACGCGAGTACCTCCTCAAGGGCGGCGTCCCCGTCGCGGAAACAGTGATCGCGCACCGGCAAGCCTACCTCGCCGCGATGACGTCCGGAAAGACAGGCCCGGAAGTTGATCGCGTTCGGGACGGCGACGAATCCCCGTCGGCACGAGAGATCAATCGGCTGTTCGCCGAGGTGAAGGCGCTCACCAAAAAACCGAGGAAAAGGGGTCGGCTATGAAGGAATCCGACGATGGCGACGACGGGAGCGCGTTCTCCAACCTGCTAGGCGCGTTCGGAAGCCATGCGGATCCGGAGAAGCGCGCGCGGTCTGAGCGGTTCGCCGCCATGAAGGCACGTGACAAACGCCGACGGCCGGGACCTGCGAGAACCGAGCAGTATAATGCCCGGATCACAGAGGCGAAGCTTGCGCTGGCCCACCGCATTACGGTCCAAACCGGATTGGGCAATGGCGATATCGTCGAGCAAGGCATCGATCTGGTTGCTGCAAAGCACGGAGTGCCACTCGATGCCTGACAAACTTCTGCGATGCCTCGTCGGCGTCGCCGGCGTGGCTGTCGTCGCGGCGGCGACTTATGCGAACGTGATGCATGCCGGCGGCGTGGACGCCAAAGAGACGCCGCTCATCATCGCGTTGGCCGCATTGCTGATCATCGGCATGGCGTTCGCCATGGTCTCATGGATCGAAAAGCGCAAGGCGCAGGCATTGGTGCTGGGGCTTTGCCTTCTCTGCGGGGAAGCGTATTGGGCGTTGGTCAACCTCGATCGCGAGGTGACCGATCGCGACGTCCGCGCCTACCCGATTATCGAGGCCCGCAAAACCCGCAACGAAGCCGTGCGCAGAGTCACCGAGGCAGAGGCAAAGGTGGCTGCCGTACCTACTACGTCAAGCCGGCTCAACACGGCGCTCGGCGCAAAGGCGGCGGTCGACGCGACGGTACTAACCAAGAGCGCCGACTTGAACTGTCGCGTGAATTGCAAAGAGCTGCTGCAGGGACAGGTGAGAGACGCCCAGCGCGAGGTGGACGCTGCCCGTTCCGAACTCGAGGCTGAGAAGCAATCCGCCGAGCAAGCGATGAAGGCCGCGAAAGCGGCGCTGGAGAAGCTTCCAGACCCGCCGTCGGCCACCGCGCTTCCGGACCGTCTCGGCATCGCGCCGTGGCTCTGGGACCTCATTCTGGCGGGACTGCGCACCGCCGGGATCGTCGGCGGATCTCTTGCGCTGGGTTTCGCCATCCATCCGCGGCGCCAGAAAACCGAAACGTCTAAGCTGGCGGCACAAGAGGTCGCCGCGGCGCGGAACGAGCGAGCCCAGCGGCTGGAGGTGAGGCCGGTGCCGGCGATAACGCACCAGATGGACGCGCGCGAGCGGCGCGAGCACGTCTCGCTTTTCCTCCACGAGACGATCCGGCCGGATGTGAACGGTAGCTTGTCGCTCGAAGCCCTGGCCGCGCGCTATTCGACCTGGTGCAAGTCAGGTGCGCTGCCATCGGAAACGCTCGGTGAGGAGCTGCGGGCGATATTCCATGCGTTGGACCTCCGGCTCGAGCCGCAGGGCCGTGACGTTGTGGTTCATGGCGCCAGCATCGCGCAGGCAATTGCCGGACCGAAGTCGTCAGCAGCCTGATATATTCCTGATGTGCCGAAATTGATGTTACGGTGGGTGCGTTTTGTAGAGGAGTATTACAATGCTTAAAGCTGCAATTTTCTTATTCAGTGCGCTGTTAGCTACCGCTGCTGTTGCTGCAGAAATAAAGGTCGATGGCGACAAGACCGTCGAGGTCGATGCCCGGAAGGCAGAGAAGGGCTCCGGATACTCTGTGCTCTCGTCCAGCAAGGACCTTAAAATCCTCAGTCACACCGTGACGTGTTCCTGCTCGAATGGAACATCTGAGACCAAGAGCTGCCCCACGGTCTACTACACCTGCGACTGCACTGGATCGAGCGCTAAGCTAACCTGCAACTGATACCGCGGTTGGTGACGGTCATGTCCGATCTTTATTTGCAATCGCAGCCGCCATGGCCGTCACCAAAGAATTGTACTCTCGCTTCGATACGCGATCGCCGACGCTGGCCCTGAACAGGCGAGCGTCGCGCCATGCAGCGAACCGGCCGCAGGTCGAGCGCCACACATACGAATTGTCTGCCGTAACCCAGCACTCGAAGATCGTGTCGCCAAGCTTGAAAGCCGACACGGTCGACTTGCGTTCGCGCATCTCGGGTGGCTGCTCGAAGATGTCGAATTGCCCGGTCATCTGGCGCCTTTGCCGAACCGCCGGCCTGTCAGAGGAACGTCGCGCCGTAACGCGGTGCCGTGCAGATAGCCGTCGGTGATCGCGACCCCAATTGGTCCCAGCCAGCGCATGATGCGGTCGACACGCGCGCGCCTACGCTGCGGAGTCCACACGTCATGGAACAGCAGCGGCTGGCCGCGGACCAACTTCATCCGAATCCGGATGGCGACGAGCGTCTGAAGATCGAATGTCATGTGGCACCGGCGAGAGAGGAACTGCGGGCGGCCCACCTGGGCCGCCCGCGGCGAAGGCATCAGGCCGCTTTGCGCGACTTCTGCTTCCTCGGCTGTTGCCCGATCAGAGCGTAGTCGGGATGCCGGAGTCGGTCCGGTAGCCAACCGGTTTCCTGAGCTTTCTTCGCGGCGGCGTCGACGAGGTCGTCCTTGCGGCCGCCGCGGATTCCGGTCTCGCCCATCTCATGCAGGGCGT